GTTTGAGAAAATATATTAGGATCAGCAACAGGAAGTATATCTACTTTCTCATCAAAGTCTGCAACTTTAACATTTCTTGATGCACCTGGAACATCGTAAGGATATTCTTGTGGTAAGTAAGTTTTAAATACTTCTGCTAATAATTTAAATTCCATTTTAAGACCAACGTATAATCTTTTGTGAATTGCGGACATAACTCTAGAGCCACGTTCTAATAATGCAACTGTAGTTCCAACTGCAGCTTGTTGATTCATATCTCCAACTTGTGCATCTGCAATACTTGCAAATCTTTGACCTGCATTAACTACAACACCCATTAAGGAAAGTAATGTTTGATCTGGTCCTTTAAAAGGTAATTGCATAAATTGATCTTTAATATTACCACCAGGTGCATCGACATCTCTAAATTCACCAGGTTGTAATGGTTGTGCATCATCTCTAATTCTTATACCTCT